TACGTAAAAAGAAAATGTATTTTACACATTACAATATGATTCCTGGATTAGGATTTTATGGTTATGGTTACATACATTTAATTGGTGGTTTAACAAAAACAGCTACTTCCTCTATGCGTCAGTTAATTGATGCAGGAACCTTTGCGAACTTGCCAGGTGGTTTCAAGGCACACGGTCTACGTGTCCTTGCACCTGACGAGCCTATTGCACCAGGTGAATTCAGAGAAGTAAATGCACCAGCAGGTGATTTAGGTAAGTCCTTACAAATACTTCCATTCAAAGAACCATCATCTACTTTATTTAATTTAATGGATTATGCGTCTAAACTCGCAGCTCAATTCGCAGATTCTACTGATAATGTAGTAGATAATGCGACAAACTATGGGCCAGTCGGAACGACTATGGCTCTGCTTGAACAGTCTTCAAAGCTGTTCAACGCTGTGCATAAACGTCTACATGCCGCACAAACCAAAGATCTGAGAATACTAACAAGGTTAGACTTTGAGTATCTCCCAGACTTGTATCCCTATGAAGTGGCGGGCGGAGCACAGCAAGTATTCAGGAAAGATTTCAACCTAAAAAGTATAGACGTCATTCCTGTATCCGATCCTAACATGCCAACAGAAGCACACAGGATTGCGAAAATAAATGCCATCATGTCTATCGCTCAACAGAACCCAGCTGCTTACAATATGGAAGCAATAGGTATGGAACTGTTTGCAGCGATGGGCGTGGAGGAACCAACTAGATATTTAAAACAATCACAACAACCTTTTTCTGCTGATCCTATATCAGAGAATATGGCTTCATTAAAGGGGGCACCTTTACAACCAAGACCAGATCAAAATCATGACGCACACATAGTGGCACATGGAACGTTCTTACAAAATCCTGCGTATACAACTAATACAGCAGCTCAGCAAGTTTTAGCATCTCATATACAAGATCATTTAGCATTAAAGTATCAACAAGAAATGGCACAGATGATTCAAAATCCTCAAGCACAACAAATGATTATGTCTGGACAACAGATGCCACCTGAGATGGAAAATCAAATTGCACTGATGGCTGCAGAAGCTTCAGATAAAGTAAATCAGTTTGATGAAGAAAAGCAAAAAATTATGAATGGAGAAAAAGAATCTACAGCTGAACAGCAACTTGATATACAGAAAAAAGATTTAGCTTTACGAGCACAAAAATTGGCAAACGATATGAAAGTACATCAAGATAAAATGGATTTACAAGAAAGTAAATTATTGATTGATGATGAAAATAAAGATCAAGATCGTAAATTAAAAGAAGCACAGATGGCTATGGACTCTGCAGCTGACATGACTTCTAATATTGAAGGTATAATTAATACAACTGTAAGGAGAGGATAATGAAAAAGAAAGCAGTACCAGGTGATCCAAATGAAAGACGTGAGTATTTAAGAAATCTACAAAATCCAAAATCTGAATATGATAAAAAAGGAAAATTAAAATATACTTTTGCTAATAAGGGTGGTTCAATGAAACTTAAAAAAGTAATTAAAGGTTTAAAAAAAGCTTCAAAGACTCATGCAAGTCAAGCTAACACTTTACAAGGAATGTTAAAGAATGGCAAAAAGAAAAGCAAAAAGTAAATCAAAAGTTAACCAAGCTGGTAATTACACCAAGCCTGGATTAAGGAAGCGAATCTTTAATCGTATTAAAGCACAAGCTTCACACGGAACGGGCGCGGGACAATGGAGTGCTAGGAAGGCGCAAGCATTGGCCAAGGCCTATAAAAAAGCTGGAGGAGGATATAAGTAATGCCAGGATATGCAATGAAAGTGCCTGCTGCTAAAAAGAACAAGCCTAAAAAAGCTAAGAAACTTAAAGGCAAGCAGAGCAAAATAGACGCAAACAAGGATGGTAAAATCAGTAAAAAAGATTTTATGATGCTTAAAAAGAAAAAGAAAAAATAGGAGTACTCATGGATAAGATAAAAAGTATTTGGAGTATGGTTAAAGATAGTTCTAAGAAAGAAAAAATTCTAGGAGCAGCTGTAATTATACTTGCACTTATCATTATTTTTTAATGCATAAAGAAGAAATATTAGAGGCTCTTAGTAAAAAGTACGAGGCTCAGATAGCTGAGGCTAAGACTACGATAAATATTTATTTGTCAAATCCTGTGGGTATTGGGGAACATCCCCAACACCTGGAGGAGATAGATAAACTTATGGGAAATATAGCTGATGCTGAAGATAAATTAGATACAATCAGGAGACATTGGGATGGCTAAGAAGTTAGCTAAGTCACAAAAGAGTTTAAAAGATTGGGGCAAACAAAAATGGCGAACGAAGTCTGGGAAGAAGTCAAGCGTTACTGGGGAAAGGTATCTACCAGAGAAAGCGATCAAAGCTCTGTCATCTGCGGAGTATGCGGCAACGACACGAGCAAAGCGAAAAGGAACAAAAAAGGGCAAACAGTTTGTGAAGCAACCGAAAGGGATTGCAAAGAAAGTAAGGAAGTATAGATAATGGCTAAAGATCCTAGACTAAAACGTGCAGGAGTTACAGGTTTTAATAAACCAAAACGTACTCCTAATCACCCTAAGAAATCACATATTGTAGTTGCTAAAGAAGGTAACAAAGTTAAAACAATCAGGTACGGTCAGCAAGGCGCAAAGACAGCTGGCAAACCTAAAGCAGGAGAGTCCGATAGAATGAAGAAAAAAAGAAAATCATTTAAAGCTAGACATGCAAAGAATATTGCAAAAGGTAAAATGTCTGCGGCATATTGGGCAAATAGAAGTAAGTGGTAAAAAGAAAAGATCCTAAAAAAGGAACAGGTAAAAAACCTAAAGGTTCAGGTCGCAGATTATATACTGACGAAAATCCAAAAGATACAGTCAGTATTAAATACGCAACACCAGCGGATGCTAGGGCAACCGTAGCTAAAGTAAAAAGAATAAACAAACCATACGCACGTAAGATACAAATCTTGACTGTTGTAGAACAACGTGCTAAAGTTGCTGGTAAAACAGAACAAGCTGCAATAGCAAAACGTGGTAAACAAGCTTTGAAAAAAGCTCGTGGTAAAACTAAATAGATGGAGATATGGGAAGCGTGGTTACTTTTAATGGTCACATTAAACACAATACAGAACTTAATTGTTTTCTTTGTAGGACGTAAGTTTTATAGAAAGAAGTAATGTCATTTCTAGTTGCTAATGTACCACCCGTAAAAGTTTATGTTAAGAAACAATATTTATATGATCATCAAAAAGGACATGGAGAATACGTAGAAGGTGTTTGGGCTACTGTTAAGTCAATCCAGGGCAGAGCGCTCTACTTTGAAACGTATCTGCCAGAATATGCTGCTCTTTATGATAAGCTCCCTATCAGTGCTTTTGTTAGTTCCCCTGATGTTAAAGATGATCTTCCATTAGAAGAACTAGAACTATGGGATGCTTTTAGCTATCATATTACTGTAATAGAAAAAACAACTGTGCCCCCTAGGGCTAAATACTTATCACCAGCAAAGCAATGGTATCAAGGTGAATATTTATTTACAATAGATAGTTGTCACGCAGACCACAATTTACCTAATATAAACTACTCACAAGTTCCTGCAGAACACAAATCTTTTAATATTATAGAATTAGATAACGGACATTTTGCCGCACAACCTAACAATAGAACTTTATTTTACGATAAATCATTAACACCGTCAGAACCAAAACAACCAGATTTTAAAGTATCAACTATAGAATATAATGTAGAATCTGTAAGCAAATGGACTGCTGGTGATGATACAAATTATTTTTACAAATTCCTTGAACAAAAATAGATAACGTGTTATAATAACACCGATCGCCATAATGGGATCATAACATAACGCTTAACGGAGGTTATATGAATATTATAAATTGGGAACCGTACAAACCATTTACAGTAGGGTTCGATTCATTACTAGACAGACTCATGGATATAAACACTGAGTCACCAAACTACCCACCATACAATATTAGAAAAGTTGATAGCTTAAACTATGTAGTCGAAATGGCTATAGCTGGTTTTGGCAAAGCTGATATTAATATTGAATATGCAGATAACACTATGACAGTCAAATCTATTAAAAAAGAAAAGACTGATGATAAAGATATTTTGCATAAAGGTATTTCGCAGAGATCATTTATCAGATCGTTTGCATTAGCAGATGATATGGTAGTGAAAGATGCTAAGATGGACAATGGTTTACTTTCAATAAATATTGAGAAGATTGTACCAGACGAAAAGAAACCTAAAACAGTAAGCATTAAATAAGGGTAGGGGCCTTGTGCCCCTCTCTAACAGGAGACAATATGGATGCAAGTACATTAAAAGACAAGTTACTAAATGTATTAGATGAAGCAATAGCTGCTAATAAAGATCAGATATCTGGTGTAGGAGCAGACGATTTTGCATCATATAAATACATGTTAGGTATATCTCATACTCTAGAAGATATGAAATCTAGAGTCACTGAGGAATTTAGGAAACTATACAAGGAGGAAAATGTATGACGTTACCAAAACCATCAGGATATAGAATATTATTAAAACCCAGAGAGATATCTGAAAAGACAAAAGGGGGCATAATATTAACTGACGAATCTAGAGACGCAGCTAAATTTTCATGCGTAGTATCACAAGTTATTGATATGGGATCTGATTGTTACCATGATAAAGAAACTAAATGGTGCAAAATAGGAGACTGGGTTCTTACAGGAAAGTATGTAGGACTCAAAGTAAAACACGAAGGACAGGAGTATTCACTCATAAATGATGACGAAGTTGTGGCTGTAGTGCTAGATCCT